ACGGATATACATGAACCATGTATATTTAACCCGCGCGTTCCAAGACAAAACCCTTCGATTTAAGTGGAGGGAAAAACACTGTACGTTATCGTACGCACCACGTGTATTTAAGGATACACTTCCTTTATTTTCCGTCCTTTATTACTTAGGACGCTGGCGCAGAAGTCCAGGCCAACCCAGACATACTTTCGAAAGTACTCTGGTTGTAGAAACCTGTTCCTCTTACCAATTCATTAACTAAATTATTAACAGCGGACCTGATCGCAACCGTAGCATCGTCCACTCTGCGAGTGGCATCCAATGTTTCGGCTGTAGTCGGGCTTTGCTGATTTTCTACCTCTATTATTCTATTTCTAGTATCGAAAGTTCCCAGCAATGCAGTAATTAGAGGATCTATAACCGCATTATACCTATACACCTTAAATACATTGTCAGGGAACCTGACAGTACTTTGAGGGAAAGGTTTCCACACCTCGCTGAACTGCTGTTGAACAGTAGTCCTTGCTTGTTGTGTTTGAAACTGGTTACCTAACGAATTAGTACAAATATTTATTAATTCTACAGGGTCGGCCCATGCTGATGACAAAAACACGAATTGTGACGGAGAAGTAATAGCGTAAGACATATTTAATACGAATCAGATCCCGCGACTGACGTCTCGGTATCATCTTCAATCAAATTATCTAAACTATCACTAACTCCATAACTCTCCTGGTCTTGTTTCTTACGGAAATTAGACCGCCCTTTTCTTTCATTAGTATTATTACTATTATGTTTCGGACCTCTTTTTGAGGATTTGGTTCGAAATTTAGCAAGCCTGACTGACATAGGCACACTCTCCATGAACTCATCAACAACTTCTTCGGTAAGTTCAATGGGACCTGCGTCATCCACTCTTGTAATCTTCTCCCTCAAACCCAATTTTATATTATTTTTATAAACTATACACACAGACACAAATTCTAACGACAGGGGACAGAAACCCCCAGCCATCTTGACATTCCTAATATTAACTAGGACTTGCCATATGTTCTTTTCCGCATCCTTAGTTGTAATTGCGTAGTTTGGAACGATCTTAAACTGGAACCTTTTCTTTGCAGCTCCAGTATAATACGATCCAAGTGTCGCTTCATCCGCTCTTTGCATTCTTTTATCGACCAAGCAGATGCTGACACCACCACGACAATTGTCTGGAAGATTCCACTCACCGGACACTACTAGACCAGCCAGACAAACGTAACCACCATCTATAAGTTTAACGCCCTTCAACAAGTTGACTTCTGACAAAGAATCTTCTTCATTAACCATGACCTTGTCAACCTTTGAGACAGAGACGCTTTTAACATGAGTGAACATAGACGGCAGCAACCTTTCTGACTTAGACAAGTCGATAAACTCGCTAATTCTAACTTTACCACTAACAGTTAGAGCCATTGATAAACAAACTTCTAAACAAAACCTTATCTGACAGATATTTAACTAAACTTTTATAAACAAACGAACCAGGGGGGGCGGTTTTATGAACCTCCCCAACAGCGTCGTCCAATTGCATGTAATACGCACAATTGTTCAACGAGCCAGTAACCGTATTTAAAAAGCGTAAATACTCTTCTAGCGGACCCGAATCCCATACGTGTTTTGCACCGAGTTTTGAGATCAACTTAAGAGGATCATAATATACTATACAACCTCTATCATGATGTATCACGTACCTTCCACAGAAGTACCCGTACTTTTTCTTGTACAACTTGGCTTCAAAGTTCCACATTAAGTTTGCAGCCTGTTGTATATCAGGGAACTCACAGCCCTTTGGGAAGTACAACAGACTGTCATCACCACAAAACGCCCCTTTAATCAGTTTTTCCATCGGTAACATCGAGGCTAGGCACGCGGCTATAATAACAGTATTTCCTATGAAAGTTGTAACATCACCACTCTTTCTCTGGTACCATAAACATGTTTTTATACCAGCTGTGTAATCTTTAAGAGTGGTTTTTCTATGCCCTTGTTTCCACACTTCTGCCAGAAAATCTTCTAGACCCAGTCTTCTCCAGATTTCATACTCTACTGCGCAGTGAAACTCATTCTGAGATTTGTCGTATTTGGAAATATCCAACTCCAACACATCCATGGGGACATGACTATCTAGATCTCCGAAGAAATCTTCGATTTGAGCTGGTGTCTTCCTCGTGAAGAACAAAAATCTGCTTGAGTCAACACTGTCCAGTAGTTGCCTTGTCAGTTCGCTGAAGAGCGGTCCAAAAATTGCATTGATCTTCTTAGAATGATACACAATCGTCTGTAGAGCCGGATATTCCGTTTGAATGGAAGTATCCAACTTCTGTTTCGGCTGTGCTTTAATCATATGTCTATACTGATCAACTGCAGGCAGATCCACAAAGTCAAAATCAGACAATTGCCCAATAGTGACTTGTTCTTGTTTGGCTAACCACCTATTGAGAGACTCCCTACTAAACAAAGAGAAATTTTTGTTTGGTTTTCTTTTTTCTTTAAGCAAATAACTATCAAAAAATTTATCTACCACTAAAGAGGCTGTGTTCTCAATATCAACTACTCCGGACAACTCAGGTGAATTAAAGTTCCTTTTGATCATAGCAACTAAGTTTTCCAATAGTCCAGTCTGGCGTGGCATTTCTGCAGCCGTTCGTACCATTGGTATCAAAGTCACTTTCTCATCCTTCGGTGCTGCGACAGACTTAGACATGTCCAATATGCAATCTTTGACATTAAGGGAAATGTCAGTCAACTTCATGGTAACTGCATCGAAGTTATTCAACATCGTACTGTTCCCAGGAAGACACTTATCATAGTAAAATTGCATATCAGAGATGTCACCAGTCTTTGGTGCCGCAACAAAAAGGTTAGAACCTTTAAACACTGAGTCTACCTGTAATTGCTATTGAGTACCTGCCTCGACTTTGTACATATCTAGGAGATAACTACTAACCTGTTCTAATTCTCTAATTATACTAACCAAAGGATCCATGACAACGGTGTAGTACTTGAACGATTTTGTGTGCCGCGACAATGCGACAAGCACATGGGGACTGTCCCTTGCAATGATGGATACGGGTGTCGGAGTCAGTCTGACTAACGACACATCCGCATATGTCTCACCTTGAACTTCATGCACAGTATGGACGTCCGAATAGCCTCTCGATAACAGTGCTTCCTTATCAGATTGTGTAAAGGTCAAGACCTTTCCACTGAGTGGTTTGGATACTGGATTGATTGTGGCAGCCCCACTAACCATCTCTTGAGATACCGATTTCTTTTCTGCAGAAGTGCACATCACATATCCTTCGTACCTCTGATTTAAGAAATGGGTGACATCGGCCGGACAACGCAGCGTAGTTCTGCGTGTCTCCACCTCGTCCACCTCCAACTTTGAAAAATGAGCAGGGTACGGAAATCCGGTTACTCTGTTGATATATGGAATTTGTTGGGTGTCTCCGTATACATATGCAATATCGCACAGAGACATTGTTACCAAGAAATTCACACAACCAGTGTGCAGCATCAATCCTTCATCAATAAAAAGCCTTTTGAACTGGCAGCGACCTCCCTTCCCGTAATTCATGATAAATGAATCGACGGTTCTGACATTATCCTTTGTGGCTACTATTACTCCCGACGAGTTCGCTCTTCTTCTGATCATCTCAGCAGCTTGACGACCGGGTACGAGAATCAGGTCTTCATCAAAGTTTACCTTCGATAGAATTTCCTTCGTCTTCCCGCATCCCGGAACGCCGTCTACCAGTACAACCTTAGCAGAGCTAACCGGTGGTTCGCCATCCAAGAGCAACTTCCTCAAAGTTTTGAGCTTGGCCATATCAGAGTATACTACTGATTCAGAACTTACGGCCACCCTTCTCCAATCGTCGCACGTGATCACTCCAAACTCATCATACTCCAGCAAGGCGACATGGTATTTCCTAGCATGTGTTTCGACAACACCCCATGCATGGTTCTTTGCGGATGGTTTAATCAGCCATTTCTTTGAGGTAACGTCCAGAACTCCGAACTTCTGACGAGTTTCAAGGTCAATAGCAGCAGTATCTTTGAGGATCTTCACCAAGTTCGAAACAGCAGCAGAGAGCGAGGCTACCAGACTATCAATAAAGTTTTTCATCTGTTGTACTTTAATGGTGCCTGTGTACACGATCGAACACATCTGCTTTTGAATCAGAGAACTGGCTGTTGCCATATGAAACTGCTCTAAAGACTCAATCTCCTCGCTCCTTGTAAACGAAGATTCTGGAATGTCACCTGCTAATCCGGCCAATTGTAACTCACCACGGGCCATTGAACCTTTCATAGAGGGTTCCTCCACATCACGCGAGGTAACTACCAACGCACCTTCCGAAGCTTTTTCAGAGTCTTGAAGTGCCAGTGCAACATTGGCTTCTGTAGGCTGCTCAAACGTGAGAGTAAGACCACTCTCGTTGCTCATCACGGCCACAATAACCTTCGCTGCAGTCATAGGATCTACTTCTAAAGATTGGCACATCTGGGAAAAAACATCAACATCGAACTTGTCCGAATTTTTAAGAACGGATAGTTCTGACAGTGCATTGTACATAACTTCGGTCTCTTCCATTTTCTTCCTGATATCAAGCGCCGGCATCTCGACTGAGAGCTTGTACTCGGAAACCAACCTATCATGGAAAGTTACGTATAAATCAGGCACCCTAATTTCTAACGCATCCTCCGTGATTCGGATCAGTTTACGGTTGATCAATCTTTCCTTAATTGTTGGAAAGGCATTGCCAAACGCTAATGATATCTCCTCCCACACAAGTTGAGACACTGGTTTGGGACCAAGGCTAAACTTGCTTATCAATAAGTCGTCTTTAAGGACAGAAAGCTTTGTATGTAGGAAAAACGTCATAGATAAGGATTGTAATAACGATTTATCAACATCCCACTCAGACCTAGCGGTGACTCCATTAATGATCACCCTCGAACGAATCGATTCGACGAAGGATAAAACATTAGCGTATGTCAGGGCTTTTGCCTGGTATGTACGGATATGATTTAACACTGTGTAAACAAAATCCTTGGACACTAAGACCTCTTTGCGTGACCTTTTACTGGTTTCAAGACAAATGTCAAAAAGCGGAACGATCACCATATCCCGCATTTTTGGAAACCAGTAGTTGACGGATGAGGAATCTTCTAAAAGAATCCTCTCACTGTTCATCATAGCCAAAGTCTTTTTGTAGTGCCAAGCGTCC